AACACGAATACAGGCTGTCAGCCTTGGGTGGTCGTAATGGCGCTGACTAAAGTAACAGACTCGTTACTGGCTACGCCAACAGACACTGACCCCATCAACGATGACATCGCTATTTTAGGCTTTAAGGTCGCGGCGAATGGATCACTAGGAAAGTACAACCTGATTGACCAAACCGTAGACGCTTTTGAAGATGCTACGGGTGTTGATGCAAGTGCGTCTACTAATGAAAGTAGGAACTCAGCAAATTACTATGTAGGCGGTTCTACTAGCGTAGCCGCTCAAGTGGCGTTTACAAGCACAGGTGCAAATACTTGGACTTGCCCCGCTGGTTTAAGTAGCCTTACTGATGTACTAACAGTTGCTGGTGGCGCAGGTGGTGGCAGATATTCAATGCAAGGCGGTGGTGGTGGTGCTGGAGGACTTGTTTACGATTCTGTTTACGCGGTTACAGCAGGGGTTATTTACGATATTACTATTGGTGCTGGGGGCGCGGGTGGTGGATTTACTACTGACGGATCAAATGGCGCTAATTCTGTATGGAATGTAAATGCAGAGGGTAGTGGATTAACTCAGACGGCCGTTGGCGGAGGCGGTGGTGCTGGACACCAAGAGGGAGAAGCCGGTGGTTCTGGTGGTGGTGGTCAACCCAGTAGAGGTGGTGGAGCAGCAACACAAGGGGATTCTGGAGGCGGTACAGGTTTTGGTAATAGTGGATCAATTGGCTATAGCGGAGGCGGCACGAACGACCAAGGTGGCGGCGCTGGCGGTGCTGGGGCTGCTGGAACTGCTGGCGCTACCAACAAGGCTGGAAATGGCGGTGTTGGTAAGGACTATTCATCCACATTTGGAGTGAGTGTAGGCGAGTCAGGATTTTTTGCAGGTGGCGGCGGTGGTGGAACGAGGCAACAGGTGAGCGCTCGCGGCATAGGTGGTAATGGTGGCGGTGGAGATGGGCAATTTAACGGAGATGCTGGGCCTAATGGCGCTGTGAACACTGGCGGTGGTGGTGGTGGTGGTAGCGCATACGATAGCGGTGGTTCTGGTGGATCAGGAGTAGTTCTAATTAAGCATGACGCTTATACCGCTCCAGGCGCAGATTTAACCCTCGTATCCAACTCCACCACAGCAGAAGCCACACCTACTAAGGGTGACGTAGTTCTTACTTATACCAACGGCGCTGGAACTGCGACAATCAATACCGATCTGAAGGCGTGGATAAGCCGTGATAACGGAACAACTTACACGCAAGCAACTCTCGCATCTCAAGGAACAACTGGAGGTCACACAATATTGACAGCACATGATCTCGACATCTCTGGACAACCCTCTGGAACAACCATGAGATATAAGATTACGACTCACAACCAATCGGCCAGTAAAGAAACACGGATACAAGCAGTATCTTTGGGGTGGTCATAATGAGTTACATAGGAAACGGGCCACCACTACTAGCGCAGTACGGAGTTGAATCATTCAACGGCGGTGGAACATCATTCACGCTGTCTAAACCAGCCACGACTGCTACCGTACTCGTATTCATTGACGGTGTAAGACAGACCCCGACTGATGCCTATAGTGTCAGCGGAGTAACCCTAACAACCACAGCAACAACCCCATCAGGTACAGATAACGTAACCGTTCAATTCCTTGGTGACGTTGTAGACTTTGGCGAACCCTCTGATGACTCTGTATCAACCGCTAAGATTCAGGATGATGCTGTAACTGCTGCCAAACTAGCCAACTCGATTAATACTGAGATCACGGCTAATACAGCCAAGGTAACAAACGCCACACATACTGGTGATGTAACAGGTGCAACGGCCCTTACTATTGCTGTTGATGCGGTAGACATTGCAATGCTTAGTGCTACAGGTACGGCAGGTGCAACAACCTTTTTACGGGGAGATAATTCTTGGGCTGCTATTGGTGATGCTAATACCCCCTATTTCCACGCTAAGACAACCGCCGATTCTTCTTGGGGTGCAGCGTCTTACACAACGATTGTCTTAAATAGTGTGGTTGCAGAATCTAATACTGGATCATTTGATACCAGCACTTACAGGTTTACTGTTCCTGCTGGCGAAGGCGGGACGTATTTCACTGGTGCTCAACTCTTTGTCCCAAGTTCTGTTGGTGCTTACTATCTAAAATGTAAACAAGGCGCATCCGGTACAGAGTTAAATTATTCTGCTAATCAGACTAATGGCAATCAGAATGTCCAGCCAGCGTGGATCATCGTCCTTGCCGCTGGAGACTATCTGGAATGGAGTTTGTATGGTGGGTCAGGAACGACTAACGGTGGTACTGCAGTTTGGGGATGGAAATTATGGTAGACCAATATCACGCAAAAGGAATTGAACAACTTGGTTTTGTTTTCGAGGAAGATTTTTACACCATCGAAAAGAATGGCGTTATTGAATTGGTATGGAAATCAGATAAGCCACAACCAACTGAGGCTGAGTGTGAAGCGGCTAAAACGCAGTACGATTCACAAGCCTACGCTCGCAACCGCCAAGCGGAATACCCAAGTCTGGATTCGCTCGTGGTAGCCCTATGGGAAGGAGTAGTAGAGGAACGCATGGCATCCGTGACAAGGCTTGAAGGGTTACGACAAGCCGTTAAGACAAAATACCCGAAGGAATAAATTATGGCATTAGAAAGCGCATCATTCATCAGTGGACTGGTAGATACGAACCCCACTGGCTCAGATAGCATCTCTCAAGGGGATGACCATCTAAGGCTTATTAAAAAAGTAGTGCAAGATAGTCTGCCTGATGTAGATCAAGCAGCGGCTACAGTTATTGTTAAGGCTACTGCTCCCACCACTCAGGTAAAGGGAACAATCTGGTATGATACTTCTGCAAATACTCTTAAAATAAACACGGCCACTACAGCAGCCACCCCCGTATGGGCTGAGGTAGGTGTTGATGCGCCGTGGGCATCTAATCTTGCTAAAACCTGTATGTTTAGGGCTAATAAATCAGGGTCACAGTCTATTGCCCAAAATGACTGGGATAAAATTACCATGACTACTGAGGTTTTTGATCTTGGTGGGGATTTTGCTAGCAGCACGTTTACTGCTCCCGCCGCTGGAAAATATTATTTCAATGCTGCTTTTAGAACTGATGCTCTACATTCTTCTGATGATGATATAGCCATATATAAAAACTCTAGTGCTTATGCCATGCACTCAACCTTCAGGCAGGTGGGTTCTTCTTATGTTGTCACTTCCTCAACACTAATGATCTCTTGTATTATGGATATGTCCGCATCAGATACAGCATCTATGTATGGGCATACAGAATCATCCAGTGGTTTTTCTATAGGGGCTGGGGCTACTGTAACTTTCTTTGAGGGTTATAGGTTAGCATAATGCCTCTTGTACCTATCGAAAACGTAGGGCAGGTAGGCATCATACAAGATGTGCCGCCCTATGAGTTGCCGCCTAATGCTTGGTCACGTGGAAACAATGTAAGGGTATTGGACAACGGAATTAAAAAGATTCGGGGCTATACAGAATCCTTAAAAACCATCACGTTCCCCCCATATTATTTAACTCCCTATGAAGATTCTGCGGGAACATACTATTGGTTAGCCTTTGGACAGAATAAGGTGGCTGTATGGGATGGCTCTACTTGGACAGACATAACTAGGCAAACAACAAATACCCTTAATGGGGCTATAAACGCATCTGTTACCACTATCACATTAACTGATGCAAGTTCATTCCCAACTAGCGGAACTATCGCTATAGGAACGAAACAGGTAGCAGAAGCGGCAACCAATTATTACGAAGAAATAACATACACGGGCAAGTCAACCAACGACCTGACAGGATGTACTAGGGCTAGTACAAACCCCGCTGCCCATGAAGATTTGTCTGTTGTAACTCCCGTTGGAACTACTGCGACAACTGATAATAATTATGCCGCCACTGAGAATACTAGGCGTTGGACTACTACCAACCTTAATGGATTACTCATTGCAACCAATGGCTATGATGCCCCACAAATGTGGCCTCTTAATAGTAGCGGCGTTCCTGCTAAAACAGTACCTCTCCGAGAGTTGCAGAACTGGAGTGTTGCTACCACAAAAGAGGCTGGCAACTCGACAAACAAGAGTGAAGTTATACGCTCGTTCAGAACATTTCTTGTTGGCCTGAATTGGACTAACGTAGTTGCTAGGAATAATGTAGAACCAAGGTTGGTAAAATGGTCTACAGAGGCATCTTACGGCTCCGCCCCTATAACATGGAGTTCTTCAGATGCAACTTTAGACGCTGGGGAATATGAGTTGTCTGACACCCCGGGAAGTATATTGGATGGTTTACCACTAGGCGATTCCTTTATAATATACAAAAATGATAGTATATATATAATGAACTACGTGGGTACACCCTACATCTTTTCATTCAAGTTACTAAGCCCAACTATAGGAGCGTTATGTAAGAACTCTGTGGTAGATTTTGAGGGTGGTCATTTCTTTATGGGCAACTCAAACTTCTATCTCTGTAATGGACAAACTGTAACACCCCTTCTGACTGGTAAATTACGAAGGGCAGTATTTGATGAGATTGTTGCTGGTGATCTAGCCGATCCTACATGGCAAAAGAGTTTTGTTGCAGCCGATCATGTTCATAAGGAAATTCTAGCCTGTTATGCCACAGAAAGTTCTAGTGTAGTAAACAAGGCTGTTATATGGAGTTGGGAAAATAACACGTTTACCTTTAGAGATTTACCCACAACCTCCCATATTTCAACAGGTATTTTGGCCGCTAATCCCGGTGGTAAGTTATGGAGTACCGCAACTAAAACATGGGATGTGGATTCTGAAGCATGGGGGTCATCCGATTACGATGCTCACCTAGAGAATCTTGTGTTTGCTGATGTAAGTAATACCAAATTCTATAGAGATAATGCTGGCAATCAGGAAGATACTTCCAACATGACAGCATATATAGAAAGGTCTGGTTATGATCTTGGCGATCCACAATCAGTAAAGTTTGTATCTGCTGTGTACCCTCAGATAGAGGTTAGCGGAAACAATACTGTAAAGGTCTACATTGGTAGACAGATGAGTACAGAAGATGGTATCACATGGGAGGGGCCAGTAGCCTTCAACCCCAATACTCAGTCTAAGGTGTCGTGCAGGGTAAGTGGCAAATACTTTGGAATCAAAATAGAGTCTGATACCGATATAGATTGGAAACTTCATGGCCTAGCCTTTGAAGTACAGAGGAGTGGCCTAAGAGGAATAAGATCGTATGCCTAGTGTCGCACCTAGTAAGGTTATAAAATCTGTAAACAGGTGGACTCCTAATCCAGCCCCGGTTGGCAATGAGAACCTTTCTGATTACCTCTTCCATGAGTTAAACAGGCTATCAGATGTTCTATTCAACCTAGATGTATTTAGGCTGGAACAAACTAATGTAGCCCCTGCTAAACCTAGAGATGGTGATATAAGATATGCGGATGGAACGAACTGGGATCCTGAATCTGCTGGCCTTGGTGCTGGCATCTATGCTTATATTGGCACTGCTTGGACAAAACTCTAACGCAGATATACATGGCAGTAGGGCTAGTTTCCTGATGGTAGATAGTAGGTGGATGACACTTAACTACCTACACCCCCAAGCAG